TATCCTTCTAGACCTAGAATTGGCTTAATGCCCTTTGCTTTTGCAATACGGTGCAGTTCCCTATGCCCAGATAAAGTACCGTGGTCAGTGATGGCAATTGCTGGCATCCCTAACTCAACTGCACGGTCAACGTATTCTTCTGGAGTAGCAATCCCATCAAATAAACTAAAATGGGTGTGGACATGTAAGCCGACGTAGTTCATATTACCAGTCAGCGTTTGTTGCTGATGTGGCAGATGGGCCATCAAAGCCCAAGTAGAACGCTTCTTGTTCTGCATATGGAATCTTGCGTAGTGCAGACTCTAGTGGATAAGGTTTGATATCTCCCCAATTAAATGGTTCCTTATCTGGTGCTGATGGAATAAGTGTGTAATTGGTTTCAGTACCCTGACCATTACGCTTTAACTTCCATTGTACGTTTGAAATGCTTCCTGTTTCAAGAGCATACTCACGAATTGTATTGAATGATGATTGCTTACTGATACCCATTGACCAGATTGCAACATAAGGTGCTTCAATGCCGTCATCTACAACTACGTTGCAATAGAAACGAAGACGTGCTCTCCAGCCAGCCTTTGGATCCTTACGGTGCATCTCTTCTGCCCAGTCACGACCTTCTGTATCCATTGTGTCTACAGCCTTGCGCTTATAGTCTTTTGGATTTGTGTGTTCTGATACAACAATTGCTAGACCACGATCAGCACTATAGTTTGCTGAGTCTTCATCAAGTTCTTCTACAAACCTAATCTTTACTGACTGACCATCGGCAAGTTTTAGCCACTTAACCTTTGGACCATCGCCACCCTTTGGGCCATCTAGTACTGGACCCATTTCTTTTATTCCTCTTAGTATTGCCATGTGTTTTCTCTTTTCTGTGTTATGTTAGTTTAGCATAGACTGTATTGATTTGTCAAACTGGAAACTTAGTTCTTGAATTGACTTATCGTCCATGTCGCCTATATCTTTATATTCTTTATTTAGTTTTATTACGGACACACGAGAACCAAGTTTTTCAACTATCTTAGTTTTCATATTTCCACCTGCTTCATCGTTATCCGCAATGACAATTATATCATTAAAGTACTTTTGAAGCAATTCTATTTGTATGTTTGATACGTTAGATCCAAGTGTTGCTACCGCTGGAAAGCCACACTGATCAAGTCTAATAGCATCAAAAGATGACTCTACGATGTATACTTTGTCAGAACTTTTAACTCTGTGCAAATTAAACAGTGTCTTTGATTTTGGAAGTCCTGGGGTATTTTTAAATTCTTTACCCTCAATAGATCTTCCAACAAAGCCAATAGGCATTCCGTCTGGGCTATGAACTGGAACAGTTACCATGTCTTGTTTTTCTGAGTAACCCAAAGAAAATTTTGACCAAGAAGAAAGTTCAATTTTACGATACCTAAAATAATCTTTTGCCCTATCTGATGAAACAAGATTATTGTACAAACGCTTAAGGATCAGTTCATCAAACAAAACAAACTCTGGCTTTTTGTAAAGGGCCCTATCTATATCTTGCTCTATGCTTGTTTCTGTTTCTTTGCTCTTGATAAACCTTGCAGCCTCAAAGTATGTTCTATTAGACATATGCATTACAAACTCTGTTAGTCCAGTTACGTGGTGGCAGGCAAAACAAAAGAAAGTTCCGTCTTGCTTATCTATTTCTCCTGCGGGGGTTCTATTATTGTTATGATATGGACAGAAAATTATATAGTCTGAGTCAACCTCAGACTCAATCGTTACACCTGTTCCCGTAAGGATTCTTTTGATTTGCTCTTTTGTGTAAAGATTGGTGTGCTTACGTCTATTCCTGATATCCATTCGCTCTGTCTTCTTCCCGTATATGTTCCGTGTACTGTTAGTTGAAATTCAAAATATTTTTTCTTACTGTTATAGTCTAGCGTAAAATCTGGAGTTATGTCAAGCCTTGGTACATACCCTGAAAGTCGCATCTCAGAGTCAAGCAGCCTGACATATTCATCCTTAAGTCTTCCGAGTGATGCTTCATCGTGTATAACCCCGTCAAGATAGAACTTTTTGATAGGCCTATGGTGATAAAAGGTCGGAGGAAGATTCTCGTGATTTTGTTCCATACCATATTATAACTACTTATCTTCATAATCTTTATATCTGTAATATCCCTTGTCAAAATCAACCTGAACAAGAAAGTCTCCCATAAATCCATTACGGTTCTTTCTAAAAGCACATTCAATAATATCGCTATTAGATGCTCTTCCAAGAGCAATAACCCAGTCTGCATCGTATGCAATCTGTCTTGACCAGGCAGTTTGTCCAAGTGTAGGAACTCCACTAAGATCATTAACATCATCTGGCGTGGCAGAGGAGATAGCAATGATAGGAACTTCTTCTCCAATAGCCATTAGTTTAAGTTCTCTTGAAAGGTTCTTCATTCGTACCGTTTCATTATCTGACTTCTGATTGGGAGCCATCAACTGAAGGTAGTCAACAATTACAAAGTCTGGCTTGTATTGATCAATCTTTCCACGAAGAACTGAAGGGTTGATCTCTCCACCTTGATCGTTAGAGATAATATGAAACTCTGGCTTACCCTGTAGATGCTTAGCATGCCAAGCCTTAAGAGTATCTAATTCTACATCTCCGTTACTTAACTTTCTGTGTGACCAAAGACCTTCACCCATAATAGTAAATACACGGTTACGTACTTCTGTCTCTGACATCTCAAGTGAGATTACAAGGGGTGTCTTACCCTGCTTCCAAGCCTGTACAGCAAAGTATAAGGCCATCCATGACTTTCCTATACCTGGGTATGCTAAGAAGACTCCTAACTGCCCTGGCATAATTCCAGAAGGAAGATAGTTATCAAACCCTGGAAGGTTAGTCTTAATACCAACATGTCCTGCTGCCTGCTGAATCTTTAGATTCTCAAAGTATGCTACTGCAGATTCAAGATCTGTAACATCAATATCACGAATAGCCGAAGTGTTTTTCTTTAACTCTGATGTTTGAGTAATTAAATCATTGAGAGCAATTGTACCTTGATTGTTTTGAACATTGCCTGCTGCTGACCTCAGTATATCTTTGAGGCTGTCATTTAAATATTCACCCTGCAACTCTTCAAGGTGGTGCTTAGTTGCTCCAACATTTTCTATTGGAGAAAAGTCTCTAAATTTTTCTGTAACAAGTTCTGCAGGGGGAAGTGATTTATTATTTTCAAAGTATAGTCTGATAAAGTTCCAGATGTCTCCATGTGTTCTGAGAAGATTATCGACATTTGCTTGCAAGAGTACATGGATCTGCTTATCTTGAAGAACTGCAGTAATTAGTTTTGACTCTGTATTATTCACTTAGCCACTCCTTTGCCATTCGTCTACGCTCTGCTCTCTCTTCTGTATCTCTTGCTTTATCTTTCTGTGCCTGCAATATTTTTTCTGCGTTGTATGCAAAGTAATTCCAAGAAGGATTCTCTGCAACTGAAAAGTAATACTCAAGTATATCGTAGCATCCAGAGATTCCGTATGACTCTACAAGAGCATCTGAGGCCCATTGCTCTACGTTTAGATTAAGTGATGGCTTTGATTCGTACCTTGCGGTATGATACTTGCTGTATCTTGAAAGCAAAGCCATACGGTCTTTGCGTTCGGCCATTACTCGTTAATTTCAGATTTTGCTTCGTTAATCTTTTCAGTTAACTTATCTTCTACAAATTTATAGACACGTTCAAATGCGTCATTTGTATTTTCTCCATTGCGCTTACTGTCAACAACGCCAAGATCAAGTCTTAGTGATTGAAAGTTGCCAAGGTTAAGCGTGTATCCAAGTGTAACAGATACCTTTGTCTCTTCGTTTTCCATTTCATACCCTTCGTTAAATAGATTCAGACCAGATTGGAATGAATCGCCCATCTTCAGTTCTCGTATATGTAAGTATACCATCGCCCATTCTTCGTGTCAACTCTTGCTTGCTTGGGGTGATATCGTTTGTTATTAAATTATCTTTTCTTGGTCTACCAATATGGTGTGTAGCAAGTATATCACGAATCTCTCTTACCTGCGATTCTGAATAATATGATCTAACTTGAAATCCTCTTGCCCCGCCTTTTTGAGAACCCATAGGGAAAGGAATAACCCCTCTCTTCATTAAGTCTGGCATATATTTTTTATGACGATTAACTAAATCAGCAGTCTCTCTAACTGTGTAGGCTCGTTCTCTTTTCTTTTTAAAATCACTAATTAAACAACTTTCAATTTGATCTTTTGTAATATTATAAACAGACATTATTCCATTAGATTTGTTAAGGTGGTAAACTCTTACAAGGTCTCCATTAAGAAACCAAACCTTTTTATTCCCTGGAATTATAGGGAGGAGATTGTAGCCTTCGCTCTCAATACTTCCTTTTTTAACAGCCATGAACCCTCCGCAGAACTTGTTGGGGGATTATAAAAATTTCTTGATCCGCAAGACATGCAGTATGTTTCAAGGTGTCCAATCGTAGTATATTGTCTGTCAAGGAACATCCTGCTTTTACATTTTTTACACTTCAACATTAGTTTGGTATACCAATGATAATTAAATTAACATCTATTGATAAGTCTCCAGATGTATTAAATCTTACAACTCCTTCAAGTCCAGAAGTTGTTATGCTTTTTAAAACAATTGTAATATTTTTTCCAGCAACTGTGTTACCAGTATTTATTGCTGTTGCTGTTGCAATTGGAGCATACTTAAATTCTCCAGGGAAAGAGTATGTAAATGATTTTTCTTCTCCAGCAGTAATCGTTCCGCTACTTACTACACGAACATTTCCACCAATGACTCTGGCTTCGCTGCTTTTTATACTTTGTCTGCCAGCATTTGGAGTATCAATTGATGTATACTTATATGTTGATGGGGATATTGCAGAAGATAACTCGTTAACTACCTGGGCTAATTGAGAAATATATGTAACATCTAGTGGTTGCCCACGCTCAGGTAAAGGAATTTTTGCCATAATACTATTATACCACTAGGCTTGCTTGATCAGACTCAAACAAGGTAGCCTTGATAAATCTTTCTTTAGGAAATGTTGGAACTTGAACTGCAAATTGGACTGTATTATACCCTGCTGGAACTAGAATAGAGTATGAAAAGGTTTGGATAGAGGCAACATATACAAATGCATCGGCACCCCACTTAACGTATAGATCAAAATCAGACTTTAGGTTTGCTGGTGGAGTCCAAACAATATTAGCAACTTGCTTGTTTTCACTAATAACTACAGAGTGTGCAATCCAGGCCTCTGGTGGAGTTGTTTCTCTATTTATCTCAGGCTCAACATCTAGTTTATATTTTGGAGACCAGTGAGAAGTTCTGTTTCTATCTTCAGAAACTATTCTATATCTAACTAAATAGTTTTGTGACACTCCGCTAAATGCTGGAAGATCTTGTTTTTTAATTATTACCTTTTTTACTGTTGGATCTGACACTACAGAACATCCATCCCAAACCTAAACTCAATATGGTTTGTAGTATTTGCATTTTTAACAATTGGCTCTGAGTTAGTATTTTTAATTACTGAGTATCCAGACAAACCATAAACTGGATTAGAAGAAGTTGTATTCTCTAGTCTTAAAGCATCTAAACAAATATAGTAGTCATCAGATTCTGCTTCATCTTTAATTACTGTTGCGTAAACCTTTACCACGTCTACAACGCTCCATGTGAACCCAGTGCTCTTGTATAAATTTTCTAATTTTTTCTGTGACACAAAATATCTGTTTGTTGCAAAGTCAACTCCTACATCTGATTCTTTTAAAATTATTTCAAATCTTGCAGATTGGCCAGTTCCATGAACGTCAGACTCTGCAAACTCAACCATTATTCTAACCTCATCTGGCTGGATGCTCGACTCTCCGTCTTTATTGATTACTGAAAATGCTAATCTTAAATCATCAGTTGAAGCATTTTTATCAAAGTCTATTTCTTGACCAGTTAAATGAATATGTTTTGCATTTGATGGAACAACAATTCTTCCTGCTGAAACAGAAAGATTGCTTAAGTCTCCCCGAAGAACCATGATGTTGTTTAAAAATCTACATCTTTCATATCGTGAAGATCTTTCCTGGTTTGTAAAAATTCTGTTATCTGCGTTAGTTTGAAAGGCCTGACTTGTTGTACTTATAATATTATTTGGAGGAGTTGATCCTGAGTCTAACGGTGCATAAATTTGAGAGATAGACACAGCACTGGTTTCACCATGATATTCCCAGTTTTCTGTTTCGTTAAATGCATAAACTGTCTTGCTATCATATGCACCTGCAGTTGGGTTTGCTCCTGCAGACCACACGCCAACCTCTGTTATTTCATATCTTTCTGCTGTAGGTAACTCTGCTGTAAAAACAATTTTTGATTGACCATTTTCAGTAACGTATCCACGAGAGGTTATTGGTACACGAAACATTTCAAAGTCTAATGACTGCTTGCCTGAATAATCTCCAAGCACTCCATCTGAAGCAAGAGGTTTTGCTCCACAGCCAATGGCAATGTGGGAAGCGTAGGCGGGAGCCTGTCCAATAAGATATTTAGCCAAAATATTCTTACCTATATTAGTTATCATTGTTACACCTCTCCATATATTGTACCATTAAGTATCTCGCCACTGTCTAATATTTCTACATCTACCTGCTCATCAGGCTCAAGGGAAGAGACATTTATAACAAGATCCCCAGTAGTTGGGTCTATGTATACAGTCTCTCCGTTTGGACCTGTTCCAGAGTTTGGTAATTTTAACTCTAACTTAATAGGAAAGTTTTTAAAGTATGTATCTGAAGTGTTTTCTAAACTAATTATATTATTTGTATTATATTGAATATAAATATCTTTAAGGTTTCTTATAAGGCTATAGACTACATCTTGTCCATTAATGATGTCATTCCTTGAAATATTAATTAACTCTTGTCCCCCAATATTTTCAAAAACTAGGTCTGACATTATCTCTGGATCTAGTTCAGGGTTGCTAAGTGCAATTAGGGATGGGGTTGCAGGTTTTGTCGATGCCCTGAGTCCTAATTCCAAAATTGCTGCAGATTGATTTGCTACTGCATCTGTTGCCATTAAACTACCTCACTTAGAAATACTGTCATTGATGGACCACTTTGATCTTTTGAATACTCTATATTATACACAACAAACCGACTATCTTTTGGTGCAACCATATTGATTGAGTTATCAACATAATCTAAACTAACTATGTCTCCTAATTGAATCATAGGGTTTGCGAAAATCTTAACACCAACAGATTTTCTTGGCTTCATTATTTTATTAATAACCCAAGACATTAAATTTTCTGCAGCGTCATGGGATTGAATGTATGGAACTTCTAAACTAAAATCTTTTTTACCATAAGACATTCTGCTTGACTTTATGTCTTGATAATCTTTTTTAACTTTAAGTGGTGATATAACTAAATTTGATCCAATTAAATCTGGATTAGCAAGGTTGCTATTTTTTGAAAAATACTCATCAACTGTTAAATCTGTGTTTGACTCTTGAGTAAAAGTTATTCCCTGTATTCTTAAATAGTTTCCAGATGTTGCATCTAGATTTAATGTAGTATCGGTTGCATTAAAGATTAAAAACTCTGCTCCGTAAGATCCTGCCCTAAATCCAGAAACGGTGTAACCCTTTAATCTATTAAAAGTAGGAGATAATTTTGCATATAGTGCTGGATATGCTTGGTCATATTTAATGTTAAATGACGAGGCCTCTCTCATAATTGTTCCAAATTCTTCAAAATACATGTTAAATTTTGGTGGTTCAGCAGAACTTATTCCTGATAGATATGTTCCTTGCACTATTCCGCTCATAGCATACTTCATAAATGATTCATTTGCATTTATTTCAGAATCTCCAAATACTGATGCTATTGGGGCATTAATTTTAAAAGCAGTATTTTGTGAGTAGTTGTTCCCTAAAGCATATATGTTTTCAAACATTACTCTTGAGGAGCCACGAACAAACAGTGCCATATTATTATATACTGGAAGCGGATTTTCATCATCTACCTCTGCAATAAGGTTATTATTTATGTATAAAAAGAATCTTCTTCTTGTTCCTATATCCTGGTATTCAACAGATAGGTCATAGACTGTTGGGTTTTCTTCTGTAGCCATTCTATATTGACCAGTAAACTTCCCATCATCAACTATGATACCTGCTAAGCCTTCATACAATTTAATTGGAATAGCAGATGAGCCAGATGCTTTTATCTTATAAAATATTACATCATGTACATTTTGCTTTTGAGAATCATTTAAGTTGTTTGCTCCTAAAGCAACAATTTCAAAATAGTATCCGTTATTTGTTGCTGGATTAATCATTACGGCAAGCCCACCAGATCCACCAACCACGCTTATACTTTTATCTGGAGTAGTTCCTGGAACTGTAAAATATGTAGAAGCACCAACAGAAGTTTGTCCACGATTACCATCATTTTCAATTTTTCCAACAATTCTCATTCTAGTTCCAAAGTGTTTATACTTATTATCTAATGGTTTATATACATAAGAAATAAAATCAAGCGGTGATTCTGTTGTAGTAAATCCTGGACCATTCATAATTAAGGCCGATGACTGTACTGTTCCTGTCTGTGTTGATAACATACCATTTATGCTTGACTCAGATATATACTTTGATGCTAAAGCATTTTTAATAATTCCATTTCTTGATGTCTTTTGTGCAAGAGTATTATTTATTCCTGCAGCACCGACAGTTGTTGCTGGAGGGGTTTGATCTAGTCTAAACAAATACTTTGACTCCATAGTGCATCCACGAACATTTTCATTGTTAGACCAGTAAGGGCTAACTCCTGCTGAGTGTAAAGCAACTGGTGTTCCAAATTGCCCTCTTCCGTGTTTTGCTACTACCCCATTTTTAAGTTTTGTAACTCCAAGAACTTCTTCATAGTTTGGCTCAGCGTATATCCTTACTAAGCCTGTTGGATAAATTTTTCCATTAAACGGTAATGATGAAAAATATTTTTCGTATTCCTGAACACTGTTGATCCAGACATTGCCAGTACCAGAAATATTATACTCAACTGCATCATACTTAATAATCTCTCCATTTGAATAAAAGTATCCGTTATATCTTGTTATAAAGAAAACACCTTCTCCAAGATCCATAACATTGTCAACAACTATATTATTTTTGACTGATGGAACAGATGATGACAGGTTTGAATTTAAAGGTATTGCACTTAATGCATAGGTTGATTGGTTTTGAATTTCTTGATTCACAGACTTTGTGCCTTCTGATCCCCCTAGTTCCCAAAGAACTACTGGCTTATATACCCAGATTTTTTCGTTATCTACAAGACTTGCCTGCTTTATTGTTCCAACTGATCTTTCTATAGATCTTGCAGTATAAGTAATCTTTCCATCATTATAAACCTCATTATCCTGAGATGTTATCTCTAAGATGTTTGAAAGTTTGCTATTTGTTCTTTCATTTTTAACAACACCTGTGTCAGAAAAATCTGTAGTCCCATAAAGGGTTACGTCTATTGGTCTTTGGTTAACTGATGGCATAATATAATCCTTGCTCATCATAACAAAATTATTATACTCATCAAAGAACATCGCTGTCTGAGTTGATATTGCAAGTTCTTCCAATACTTCTGCCACACTTTTTTCTGGAGGAATAAAGAAGAAAGGAATAATAACCTCAGACTCACCCTCAACTCTTTTAAAAACATAGTTGGAGAATCCAATAGAATCAAGTAGTAACGATACAGCAGAACTAACAGATGTATTTGTAAGTAGGATTTGTGGTGCAATCTGTGACTCAAAGTAAAAATACAAATCTCTAAGTTCTATGGATACTTGCTTAGATTGATTATCTAGTTTTGGAAAACCATCAGAGTACATTGTTTTGATTGGTAGGTAATATTCAACTCCAGAATTATCTGTAATAACTTCGTAGAGTTTAAACTGAATATTTTTAGAAACATACTTGCTAATAATGCTTAAAGTATTCGATGTATGAAAGGCATCATCAAAATCAAATAAAGAAATTGATCCTGTTGAAGCAAGAAGTTGTCCTACTGGCAATCCGCTAACTCCTAAATCAGAAGCACTTTTATTAACAGAAAATTCTAATACTCTATCGCTTAGGTCTGATACAAGTCGTGGAGATAATTCAATTAAATCAAACGTGGAATCAAATTTATTCATGCTATCAACTACAACTCTAATTCCAGAAATGTACTCAAACTCTTTATACTTTACTTGATTATTTAGTGTAAATGCTGGGGGATTTGTTAGATCTGTAACAAGACTTGTACGTGTTCCAACATCGGAATCTTCAAGACTCCAGCCATAAGATGGAGTAAAAGTTTTCCATTCACCTTTATACCAAATATGATATGTGCCTAAAGACATACTATTAGAGATAACTAAATAAGCATCACCTTCTTGGGCTGTCTCTGGCTTTAGTGTTGCTGAAGATAACTCTTCAATAAATTTAAAAATCCCCGAATATATTTTTGGAACAATTAAGCCATATGAAATCTCAACATATCCATCAGATCCAATTATTGACTTGCCATCTTTTCTTCTATCTCTATCAGAAAAAGATATAGCATCTACCCAACTGTTATTTTTTAATACTTGAATCTTCCAGTTATTTGGGGTTGTTCTATTTACTTCTCCATAGTATGGGTCTAAGAATGTTTGAGAAGAACTAGAAAATGTTCCGTAGTCTAATTCCCCTGTATTGGTTTGCATCTTTACTATAAGTCTGTTGGCTGGAACCTTTTCTTTGTATACAACAAAGGGTGCCGTGTCCTCTATTCTATGTCTTTCATTAATAGTTTTATTAGCGACTCCATACTCAGTACCGTTTTCTGTTCTAAAAGAAGTCCAGTATTTAAATGGGTCATTCTTATCTGACATATAATATCTTGGTCTTTTTGCCATGTTTATATTTGGGTTATGCAAAAATCTTCCATTAAGATATGTTGCTTTATTGATTCCAGATCTTGGTCTTTGATAACCAAAGCAGTCTTCTAAGGAATAAAGCATCTTAATTTTTTCTTTAACTGGTTTTAAAGTAGTTGGTTCTTCATCATCATCAAACCCTCCATCAATAACTATATCTGCATCTGTTGCTCCAGTGTAATACTTAACTCCATTGGTTCCTGAGTCAAGCGGATCAAAGGTGTTTGGGATTGTTCTATAAGGAGAGTTTGCCTGTGTTGGTCTATATCTATAGTTTCCCACCATAGACATGTTTGTTGCAATATTCATATTCCATTCAGCAATGACTGAAGATTTTGTTTTAACAGAAGAACTTGTTTCTATGTAGTTTAATAATTCCTTATCTTGAAACATTATGCCTCTTCCAGTGACAGGGACACATTCCAAAAGTCAAAGTTTAAACCACTTCTCTTTACAACAGAATAACTAAAGTCTGAGAAAAACACCTCTATAACTTCATTATATTTATTGACGTTATTAAATCTGTTGTCAACTGAACTGCTATCCGTGTCTTCAAAATTTGTATACTTATCATAAGCAAGGTAAACCCAGAACGAACCTTTATGGTTATCATACCAATTAAGTAGTTCTACTCCACCTGCTCCACCATCTGTTGTAAACTCTAGTGGGTTAGGTCTTGCTACTGTTGCCTGCATATCTGCTTTTCCACTACTATTAAAATTTGCCTTTGTGTCATAGGCTCTAGATGGCAACATATTCCAGGATGTATTTATCTCTAGTTTGTCAGCAATATGATATGACCTCATACGGCCATTAATCATTCTCTCCCGTTTTTCAATTCTAACGGGCTTAAAGTCTATCTCGGCTCTATTATTATCAGATAGGATTAAAAACTCGCCATTAGTGGCTTCAAAGGCTGTATTGGCCCCTACCTCGTTTCCGTCTGGGATGTAAAAACCATCAACCTTACTTCCAGGATTATCAGCAAAGAGCATTGCCTGTGGTCTAGAATATTTTTTTCTACCAGCCATATAGGTGTTATTTGCCATTAGAACCTAGCCCCCCTAATTCTTTGAGCATCTACGCTCTTTATCTGTACCATAACTGCTCGTGCAATATCATCTGGATTAGCATCAGATTTTACATTTAAGTTGAGGTTATAATTATACACTGAATCTCCAACGGAAGATCCAGAATTTATAGCCTTCATATTTTCAACACCATACTTGTCAACTGCATACTTACTCATAACAAATTCTCCAGGGGTCAACATTGAAGGAACTGTATCTGTGCCCATAGCATATCCACCAGAAGCAAAATACTTTGGGACTAGCCCACCCTTTGATTTTAAAAGCATCCTTCCAGGATCTTTTTTATCTTTTAGTATTCCTGATGCCTTGATAGCCTTAACTAATAAACTATCTGCTTCTTCCATCTTTACCAGACTGCCTAATGGATTTTTTAAATCACCCGTAAAAAATGATGAAAATTGTTCTGCTGTTGGATCATTCTTTCCGTATCCATACTTCATTCCTATAAAGCCATCTTTTATTGCTGCCTGAATTCCTTCATCTCCATATTTTGCTGTAGCAGTGCCATAGAAGTATCCATACTTTTTCATTTCATCCTGGGAAGCAAATCCTTTACTTCTTAACACGGCAGTGACAGCGCCTAGGTTTAGTTTTGGTTTATACTCAAACGGTCCGTACCTTCCTGGATTTAAGGCTTGATACTCAGGGTTTGTTGCAAAGTGAGTAAAGTCTCCTAAAGCATTGCTTGATGAACCTGGATACTTTGATGGATGCACCAATTGATTAATAAGATTAGGGTTGTGTGAATTATGAATTGCTCTAGTCATAAAGTTTAATGCTTCAAGTTTTTTTGCAATTGGTGACATTTGTTTAGCACCAGTAATTGCTTTTGGTGCAGATGCAGTAAAGTTTAGTGGAAGCAGTGCAGCATTTAAATAATCCCAATTATTTGGTGATCCTGAATATAAATTATTTAATCCCTTATCTTTTCCACCTTTAAAAATTTTATTGACTGTTTGCTGAAGGCCTTTTATTCCTAAAAATTCAAGCAATGAAGCAGAAAATCCTTGTGACAATCCCATTCCCACGGCTGAAGAAGTATTTTTATAGGAAGAACTAGAACCTGAATTAGGCGTTTTTCTTGAAGGGTTTGAAGGGTTTACGTTAGCATATACTTTTCCACCATCTGCATATTTGCCAACATTCATTGCATCAAGATGTTCTATTCCGTACTTTTCAACAGCGTCTTTTGTTAATACATATTCTCCTGGGGTTAACATTGCAGGTACTGTATCAGTTCCCGAAGCATATCCACCTCTAGCAAAGAAATTAGAAACCATACCACCCTTAGCATATCCAGCAAGTGATCTCTCAATCTTTCCTATTGGAGCATTAAACCCCTGAGTTCTTCTTACAGCCTCTTCTTTAAATTTATCATCAGCAACGATTTTTGCTGCTTGGGCTATAATTTCTTCTGCTTTCTTTTCTTCTTCCGTTTTTACTTTTAATAATGTTGCTTTTGAAAGAGCAACTTCTGCAGGAACTCCCTTTGCATATGCTGACATCTTTGCAAGAATGTCATCCCATTTTGTCTTTAATGTATCGGCTGCTGCTAGTAATCCTGCAAGAGCGTCAGGATTATCTGCTGCTGCTTGTGCTGCTGCAAAGTAATCAATTTCTGCATTGATCCTATTCCATGCGTCTTTTGTGTCGCCATAGAATTTTATGTTTCTTATATTTTTATCAATAATGTCTTGAGATTTTTTGTTTTCTTCAATATATGAATCAATAATGGCTTGTCTTGGTTCAATTTTATTTTCTTCAGTATTATAAATTTCATCCTGCTTGGCTTGAATTTGTTTAAGAATTGTAAGTCTGGCTGGATCATTCTCCATTGCATAAATTCTTTGTGAATTCTCATATTGTTTTTGATTAATCTGATCTTGAGTTAAACCACTCTTTGGACCAGTTAAAGAACCAAGTGCATTTTCTCTTGCTTGTTGCAAAGCCTGACGTTGAGCATCAGCAAATCTTGAAGCATTTCCTGCTCTCATTTCTTGTACAGCACGTGCTGCTGCAGAGATATCTCCAGATGTTATTGCATCTGCTAAACCGATTTGTTGTTTTTGTTGATCTAAAATATTTTGATTTATGTCAGAAACTTTTTGAAGGGCTTCGGCTTGATCGTCATATCTCTTATTAACTTTTTCTGCAGCATTAGAAATAACTGTTAGATCATTAGACAAACTGCTATTTTCATCTTGAATTTTTTGTATAGCACGATCACCAAATAATGGATTCATTTCTAGACTACGATTTGCATCATTGATTGCTTCTGTTGCATCTGCAACTTCTTTAAGGAATGGATCAATTTCTCTTTCAACACCAGCAATTAATACATCATTCTTTTTAATATCCATTGCTTCTTTGCTAGTCATTACTAGTTCTTCTTCGGCTGCAAAGTAATCCTCAACTATTTGTCTTCCTGCAGATGCTGCACCTGCTAGGTCTCCCTTGTTTAACTTAACTTGAATATCAATTATTTTTTCTTTTTCTATATTGTTTAATAAGGTTGCGATTTCCTCAGCATCTAACTTTCCATCTTTAAGGTCTGCCATTAATTCTTTTGCAAGTGCTGGATCTCCAAGTACTGCATCAATCTGGTCAGCACTATAGCCAAAGGCTTTCATTTGAGATACAAGTTTTGGCATCTTTTTATACATTGCAAAATCTTCATTTGCACGAATTATTTTATTTAAAACTGCTTGACGCTCAAGTGCTGTGTTTGATTCTTTTATAAGTCTAACATAATCATCCCACTCTGGAGTTCCCTTTTTAATTGTCCCCGCAGCAATGGCTGCTGCTTGGCTCTTATCTGCAACAACATCTAATGCTTCTGAAGCAGAGAGACCACCAGAAATAAGCATGTTGTATGCCTTGGTTTGTTCTTTAACACCTGCAATAGCAACATCATTAGCAAGTTTAAAGTTACCCATGTCTCTTTCTTTATACCCTTGGTCAACAGCCTTACCAGTTTCTGTTAATCCAGTTATTGTATCTTTTGATCTTGGCTTATCTTTTTCAAAAGTAAATAGTGCTTTATTACCTGTGTATGCTGCAATCTTAGAAAAATCTTCTGCAGACATTGACTCGATAGCGCCTCTTAGTCCTTCTCCTGTGCCTAATTTTAAAAGTCTATTTTGAATACCATCAAATAGTGCAAATGCATTTTGCTTTGTTTTTTTATCTCTAAATGCTGCAAGTAGTGACTCAATAGGACTAAGTGCATTAAATGCATTATCTCTTACTTGCTTAAGACCCATTGCTAAATCTTTTAGAAAATCAAGTGGGTCTGCTCCTTTTGTTTTTGTTAAGTCAGGGGGGACAATACCGTTTCCCAATATTTCTGTTAGTTTACTTGGGTTTTCGGCAAAATAAACTGCTGCTTTTTGATTTACATCCTGGGTAACTTCTGGTATTCCTAATTGTCTTGATCTAGCAACTCTTTCTATATCTTTTGGAGAACCAGCAGCCTGTAAATAAGCATCAACGACATTTTTATCACCAACCAATGTTTCAATATTAAGCAACATTGTTCTTGTTATAGTTTTACCATCTCCAACTAAAGTTGCCCAATTGTCAACAATGTACTGATACCTTGGATCTTCTATAGCCATAGCCTCTAGTTCAAGTTTTGTTACACTTGTTTTTCCTGCTAGAGCATTAACCATATCTGCAATTCTTTGAATCTTAGATTCGCTATCTGTGTTAATGTCTAAGGTAATGCCATAAGTTTCTTGTATTTTAGACAATATGTCAACTGCATCTGTTATGTCTTTTGGATCATAGGCATCTCCTTTATTATTTAGCAAGTTAAGAATAATAGTTTTTGATTCAGTCTTCAAACCAGCCTTTGATAATAGTTGTGAAATAACAGATCCTTCAGCAGTGTCTCCACCAAGAGTAGTAGTAACTAATAAATCAAATGCTGTTTGATAGTTTGGGTTATTAAGTAACTCAAGAAGTGTCATTGGGTCAATTAAATTACTTGCAAATTCTAATTGCATTTGTGTTTTAAATGAACTGTTTTCTAATGCGCTTAGTTCTGTAAGTGCTACATTTTTTAGTTCTGCCATAGGGCCTTCTTTGTAGAGTGTATCTACAGCACCCTTAATAGCAGCATTCCAACCAGTATCTCCTATTGCATCTTTAGATGACAATATCATATTAAGTTGTGTTTTATTTTGTGCATTTAGAGCATCCAGTGCTTTTTTACGTTCTGCTTCAATTTCTGAAATTTCTTTTTCAGTTTTTGCAGTTTTTAATTTAATGTCATATTGTTTATTTAAAGAGTCTATAAGTTGTTGATTACTTTGGAACTCTTGAATCATCAACTGTGCGCCAGCGGCTCTAATTTTATTTGTTTGTGCATTAGCATCTCTAATTTGGAAAAATGCCGAAGTTATTCCAAATGTAAGAATTGATAATGTTTTATCTAGTCCACTCTTTTTTGGATCAAAGAAGTCTTGATATATTGCTGGATTTACTAATGCTAACCTTTGTTGAATATATCCTTTTTCTCCTTTTATGGCTGAGAATGCCTCTCCTTGCGTTCCTCCTTTACCACCATAAGATTTAGCAAAATTTTGCTGTTGTGCAAAGTTAACCATTTTTTGAGATGTCTTAAATGTTTTTTTATCAATATCTAAAGCAACCTTTATTGGATCCTTTAGAATATTTTCTCCATTAGGTCCAGTTATTTTAATTATTTCTCCAACTATGTTTGCAGATAGTGGATAGTCTTTTAACTGATTGCCTAAAGCCATTGACATGCTTCTTGCTTGTTCTGAAGTTATAACACCACTAAGCATTGCACTTGATAGTTGAACTCCAACATTTTTACCAATTTCTTGGCTTGACATTCCTGCTTTTGCTTGTGTATTTACATCTGCAAGTAATGATTTTCCAAACTCAGAATCTAATATTGTTTGTCCAACCTTGCGCTGTTTTTCTGTTCCTCCAGAAAGCCTATCCTGTCTTTTTTTGTCTGCTGCTTCGCTTGCTGAAACTCTTTGAGTTATTTCTGATAAGGCAATTAATTTTGCATTAGTCATAGACATTGCGTTACCTAAAGCAATGCCTTCCTCTCTAGCCTTTTTCATTGCAGCATTAAATGCATATACTGTGCCTGCTAACGCAAGAAGCCCTGCAGCGACTGCACCAACGGGGTTTGTAAGCATAGGAGCAATACCAGCAACTGCTGATGCGCCCATCATAGCCATACCACCTGATGTATTACCAGACATCAACATTCCAGTACCAATAGTTCCAAGTGCCATTGCTGCGCCACCAGAAACTCTTCCAACCTTTTCTTGTCTTAAGTTTCTTCTGTTTTTAATTTCTGCTCTTTTGGTTTGTTTTTGAGCCTTTAATTCTCTTTTTTGACCTTCTTTTACTGCAGCATCATAATTTAATGCTTGTTGACGATTAAGTTCCTGACGACGCTGTTCTTCTACATAACGTGCTCTTGCAGCCTCTGTCTGTTTCTTTTGAATTGCTGCTTGTTCTTTTTGTCTTGCCGCTTCAGTTCTTGCTGCTTTTTCAGCCGCTTTTACTTGGCGCTCTTTATTCCTTAGTTCTGTTTCAGCAAATTTTTTAAGCGTTCTATCAATTTGAGATTGAGTAAAACCCTTTTCTCTTAACCTTAGAGCAAGTTCTCCTTGCTTTACAGTTGGATTTTTTAATCTTGTTTTCCCTACTGTTGCATCTCCCTCTTCAAAACCTTTAACACGTATAAGTCTTTTAGTTTGGTTTTTTGTTGTTACTGTCTGCTTTTTCTTTTTCTTTACAAGCCTATCATCTTTAGTAACTTTACCTTTTGAATCTACAGGAACAACCCCATCTGGCATAGGGGAACTATTTCTATTACCTATTTTTTTAGTAGTTCTTGCTTCTGGATCTGTAACACTCTCGCCCTTTTTTGCACCAACAAATACTTCATCGGCTGTTGTTGCTTCAAGGTTTAATAATCTTCCAGGCTGGAATGCAGTATCTGAAAATAAAGTTTGTAATATTCTAGGAGTTCTTGGGTCTGCTGGAAGGAATTTTGGTGAAACATTTTTAAGTGTTCCGTCAGCCTGAGCATTAAGAACTCGCTGATCTAACTCTACTGCCTTGGCAAGAAGCGCTCTTTCTTGTGCATTTTTTGGATGCTCTCCTCTTGCCATAAAATCTGCTGCTTTTCTGTATTCAGCCTTTTCTGCATCAGTTAAGTTAAGAATATTTTCATTAAGGATTGCTGTGGCTCTGCCCTTAGCATTCATATAATTATTTAATATTCTTGCATCGTATAGTGCCTGGCCAGTTTTCATCTTCTTTGCGCCAGAGGTTGAACCAGTAACTTCTTGTTTTATGTGTGAAAGATTTTCTCTTAATAAATCCCTGACTTCATCTGGAGAATACCCAAGAGCGAGCATTGCTCTTCCTGTTTTTGTTTTAAGAGGATCTCCAACTCTCTTGTTGTAATCTTCTATTTCTTTTCTTGCAAAAGGTCTTACAACTTTGCTTGTGTTTGCAACTCCGCCTCCTGCTGCTTTTCCAGTTGACCTTAAGTCTGTTCTGAATGCCGATAAACTACCGAACCTTCCAGAAAACTTTCCACCAGAAACAAATCTTCCATCGGCATCTGGAGCAACGCCCATTCTATACATAACGTTATTAAGTACTTGTTCTTTTGTTCTTGCATACTTTGCTCTGCCATTAGGATCTGCTTTAAACGCATCTAGGTCATCTGGATGAATATATTTTGTTACACCATCAACATTAATAGGAGTCATCTTAGAAATTTCATTTAAGAATGTTGATTGTTTTGGTGCAAACCTTCTTTCCTTCATTGAAGGAGGAACAGGAACCTTTCCGCCATCCCATGCTGCTTTTATTACTCTTGCTCTTTCAGGATCTAGAGTATCAAGTTTTCTTCTAAATTCACTTTCTACGCTTCTTCTTAAATCATTTCTTCTTGACTGATCTTCTAATGGGGAAGCAAGAGCATACCTATTTAGTTGTTCTTTTATTTCAGATCTTGATGCATCTGGAATTTCACCAGCCATAAGTTTTTTAATACCTTCTCCTGCACGAGCATGTATTGGCTGAAGTGATGCCCAATCAGTATTCTTACCTGCTTTAAGTCTTTCAAGCATATTTCCATATACAACTTTTTCAGTTGGGTCTAAATCTTTATCCCAAGATTTTAAAAGTTTTTCTAGTCTTGGTATTGATTTATTAATTTCTGCCTTTATTGCTGCATCATACTGGGCTGGCTTCATTCCTGCAGCAATACCTGATGTTTCTTGTGCAAAGAACTTCTTTGCTCCACCCTTTACACCAAGAAGATTTATTATTGCTTGTTGCTCCATGCTTGGCATTGCTTTAGCAAAATCTCTAAATCCAGATGCTTTATCAAATACTCCAGCAGTTCCAACATCTGATAAGACATTACCAGAAAGATTTGCTTTCTGTAAATCTTTATCTCCTCTAAGTGTTGAAGCAACTAACTGCTTAATCATGTCAGACTTTGTAAACTTTTCAGTGGCTGATGCTATTCTTGGATCATATGGGGACTCAATAACTATAAACTTTCTTTGCCCTGATGGATCAGTTGGGTCTAGCATTGTCTTAATACTTTGTTTTGGAGATACCAGTCCGTGAACTTCTCTTGCAATCTGTGTAGCACGTACTTCTGCTAATGCAGTCTTTTCATCTATTGTTGGTTTTACTACTACAACTTGTCCGTTAGGTTTTCTGTATACCCCGCCAACTCCACGTGCAGGGAAACTTCTTCCAGAAAATGGCTGAAGAAGTGTTCCAAAATTAGTAGGTGGCAGTGATCCAAATCTTCCAGATTTTACAGTGTTAGATATTTTTTCTAATATTTGTCTAGACTGTGATGCCTCTGCTGCTGACTTTGGCATACCAACAAATACTGCTCCAGACTGGCTTTCTGAATGTAGACTAGAAGAAACTTTTTTAGAACCTTGTTGGACTCTTTGTATTTTAAGATCTTGTAAAGACATATTTGCAGGACCAGCAGGAATTCTTCCAGACATAAAACCTGGAACCTTGTCATTAAACATTGCAGTTATAAGACCTCTATACTTGTCTGTAGTCTTTGTAGGAATAACTGCTTCTCCTGGAGAAAGCATTGCAGGAACAACATCTCCAGCACCCTTTGGTCCTGGAACAGTTAAAACCCCATCTTTATATTTTCTAACTGGAGGCAACTTTCCTACTGCTCTTTTTGCTCCTCCCATTCCCCCAGCAAATAACGCTGGGTTTTGAGATGCCATAGACCTCATCTGTGTACTTAGCGAATTATAAGATGAAGCAAGAGCATTAACAGATCCTGCTTCAACATTAAAGACTTCAATCAGCCTTGTGTGGGTTTGATGTAACTGTTGAGAAGAAGCGGCATTTTCTATCTGCTCTTGGGTCATGTAGTTAAAGCCTGCACCCATTACACTTGTTTGTCCGTTTAGTTTTGCTATTCCTCCACGAAGCATTGAAAAGAATTTAATAACATTTGCAATACCGTTTGCAAGCAAACCAAACGTCATAAGAATAATTGGTCCAAGACCAGCAACTGCACCTACAATAATTGCAATAACTTTTTTTGTGCCATCGCTAAGTCCATTAAACTTTTCAAAGATATCACCAAAAAATTTAACAACTGGAGTTAATGCTTCAAGGAATATTTTTCCTAATGGCATGATTGTTTGCTTAAACTGTTCTATTGCTGCTTGGAATTTAACACCAACTGAGTCTTCAATTTTTTTCATTTCTCTTTCAGAAAGAATTGCTAACTCTTCTACTGATGCACCTGCTAGGTTAAGCGCTCTAGAAGCCTGCGTACCATCTTTTGTTACGTTTTGAAACAGTGTTGATAGACGTGAGAACTGAAACTTTCCAAACATTTGCTCAATTGCTCGTGCACGGTTAAGGGGGTCTAGTGTATCTAGTGCTTGTGCAAAACCAATAACAGTTGATTTAATATCTCCAGCATTTGCCTCAACAATTCCACGAATATTAACGCCAAGATTGCCTAAAAACTTTGCTGCTTTATCAGATGGATTAATTAAAGATGCAAGACCAGACTTAAGTGCGTTAGCGCCTTCTGATGCATTAATTCCACCTTCTTTCATTGCAGTCAGGAAGAATGCAAGATCTTCAACAGTTCCTCCAAGTTGTTTTACAACAGGGGCTGCTTTTGGAATTGCAATAGTTAAATCTTCAATAGATAGTAAAGTTTGGTTTTCTACTGCGTTAAGAAAGTCAATCTTTTTTGCAAGTTCTTCACTTGAAATACCAAATGCACTCTGTAAAGAGATGGTTGTTTCTAGTGCTTGCTGTTGTTCTATTTGACCAAGAACTGCTAACTTTGTTGCTGTTTCAACTTGAGCATTTAATGCTGATCCTGTAAAACCTGCTGCTGCAGCAGTTGCTGCCATTTCAACAGTCTTGGTTACTGATACACCGTACTTTGTATACTCTGTTGCTAATTTTCTAATATTTTCTACTGCTTTATCTGTTTCTGCATCATTAGTAAAAGCATCTCCATATACACGCTTAAACTTTACAATCTCAGTTTCAAGTTCTCTAAATGTTTTTGCTGCCATGCTACCAAATAAGGCAAGTGGCATTGTAAGACCAACCATAAGTTGGCGACCTGCCCACTGAGTATTCTTACCAAAGTTCAGGAGTTGTGTTGATCCTTGCTTTAGTAACTGATTTAAGAACTGCTGTCTTTGTGCAGCATACTGAATTCGTGTTCCAAGTTCTGTAAACTTTCCATTAGCCATTGCAAGGCTTTTTGGCATAATCCTGATTGCATCCATAAATCCAGAATTGGATTTGTTCATCTGGATATACTGTGCTTGTAAAGCCTTTACTCTATCTCTACGAGCACGATTTATAATCTCTCGCTCTTGTGCAAATGCCTTGCCCATAACACGGGTATTGGCAGTTGCTGCTGCCATTGTGTATCTATAGTACTCACGAAGAGATAATTTATTTTTTTCTAGTGCAGAAGTAAATGCAAGTGTGCTTCCTGCTACCTTAACCTGGCTTGCAGAAAATTTTCCTGTAGCACCTATAGATTGTAGTAGTTGAGCGTTTAAACCTTTTTGAGCATTTGAAGCAGCCAGGTTGCCCTCAGCAAGAGACTGATGAAACCTGCTGAGGCCTGCCTGAAGTGAACGAAGTTGTGCAAGGGCGGCAGCCGTATTAAAATTAATATTTATATTAGAATTTACATCTGCCATATTCTATGCACTTCCCTATTTATTTATTTAACGAATTAAGCAATGTTCCTGCTTCAGAGTTTTGAAGCCCTGATGCTACATCGATAATTTGATATACAGTTGGAAGGTCTAGAAGATCTTCTAGTGCTTCCCTGTCTTCTGCCAATTCTGGCTTGAATTGCTTTAGTGCAATCTGTGCACAATCAATAAGAATATCCATTGACTTATCGTTATCTTCTGAGGCCTCTGAGAGTAGGGCAAACTTAGCCATAAAAGGTCTAAGTAGTGATAACTTAAGTGGTCTTACTGAAAGTTCTGTCCCGTCGATTAATGTAATAGTCTTACCGCTTGTAGTCTTATTTGTTGAAGGCTTGTCAGCCATAGTCTTCCTCCTTATAGGTTAACAGTTAATTATACCACGCTGGAGGGTGTAGATTCATCTAATTTTTCATAGGTTAAGCCCATGCCAATTCCAAACCCTGCTTTTTGTGCATTGATTCCTTGGAGTGCAACAATATCTTTTGAGTCTGCTGCTTGACCTCCACTAAAGACTCTAGCCTTCATTTCTTCCCAGGCATCTTGTTTACCACTTGACTTATCTAAATCAACACCCTGCATGGCAGCAAGAAATTTCTTATTAGAGTAGTCAAGATCTCTTTTAACCTTAAGGGTTGCCATTACCTCTGGCATCGACATTGATGATTCTAGTTCATCGTAGTCTTTCCAAATCCCCAGCAAAAATACCTCTGACTCTATCTCTGCTAAATCTAATTCATCCCAGGAAGATCCACTATCTGTTGCTTGAGCCTTTACTGGTTCTTCTGATTTTTCATTTATTTTAATACCTGCTGAATAATCTAATAGTTTATATATTGTCGGCATATCAATATTATCTTCTAGTTGTTCCTGAGTCTTTATGCTTGGATAGTATTGCCTCATTGTTATTGTTGCACATTTACACAAAGCATTAATTGCCTCAATATCGTTTGTTGCTTTTTTTACATTTTCAAATTCGTCTAAGAATAACTTTAAGTATTTTATTTTTAATGGGATAATATATAGTTCTGTTCCATCGAACAACTCAATGATTGAGGTTTTATATATTTCTGTAGGCATTATATAAGTATACCAAACAGAAAGGCCCAACCCCGAAGGATTGAGCCTCTCATATATTAAGTTATATTATGCTGCTGGGATGGTACGATCTACGATCTTACCGTATGATGCATCATCATTTGGAAGAAGACGGAATGATACTTCGAACATTGTCGCTTCATCTCTCTTTGCAGATACTGTAACGCTCTCAATTGAGAGTGCACGATATGCTACGTAAACTCTTTCGAGTTCATCTGATGCTGCACACTCGCCAGTTCCTGGACCAACGGCAACCAAACCACGCTCGACAGGGCATTCGCCGATGTCTCCTGCTGAAAGATTAAGTGTTGGGTTTCCTGATACTGTTGCTAGATCATCATCTTTGCCTGCTAGTGCAAACAAAAGGTTTTCTAGTGTTGATTCTGCGAATGTAGTATTTAGGTTTACTTGCATGCCTTGCTTAAACAACTTAGCAACGTCAAGAACCTGATCTACTGCAACCTCACCAAAGTCAGGCTGGAATTGAATTTCCAAACCGTTCATTGTGTATCCAACGTTACGGAAATCGGCATCATTAGACAAAGTTGTCTTGTATGATGTTCCTGCTACGTATGCTGGAAGGGCTGCGTCTGTAAGTACGCCTGCTTCATGTGTGAAGAGGGCTGCTGCGCCAACAATAATATTGTTGCTGCTACCACGTGTATATGCCATTTATTTCACCTCTTTTTTTTCTTTTGGATTAAAAGGGCTTGTTTCCTCAAGATTAATTATAA